ATTGTCCTACGCTGGCGCTGCGAATACGCCCTTCTGGGTGTCGGTGGCTGAGGATCTGTGGAATGCCACCGACTCGGCGACGGTCTTAGCACGTTTCGTGGGGAGCGTATTGGAAAGTAATGACGTCCTCGGGTTTGCCAACCGTGGGTCGGCGGACTCAACTAATGGGTGGAGTACCACGAGTCTCCGGGCGGGCCTCATGTCCACCTGTGTGACGTTTAGTGATGGGACGACGCTGGGCAATCCGCTGACTGTTGGCGCGGCGACTACGAATAACACCGAGCGGCGTGGCCTCCGCCTGGATGGGTTTACGGAATCCATCAAACTCTATGGGATGCTCAACAATTCAGGGGCCGATCAGATCAGTGGCGTAGAACTCTACGATGCTGGGGGTACGACGCCCGGGAGTGGCCAGGTTGCGACGGGGGCGGTGCCTTTGGTGAGCAGTGGGAACGCTGATGTCGGCATGGCCTTTGAAACGAGCCCTACCCTAGCGAAGGCCGCCGAGTACCGCGTGGTCTTTACCTATAGCGCCAGCGCGACCGCCCCGCGCAAATTGTCCATAGGCACTGGGGCAGACGCGAATCTCCGTGCTGCCAGGCTGGGGGGAGGCGGCTGGTATTGGGCGCAGGCCAATGGCACGACCAATTGGGCCAACGACGATAGCAATGGCGTGCCTCAGGTTGCGTTGATCATCGAGGATCAGGTGGCCGTGGCTGGCGGCGGGGGCGGGATGCGCCTGGCTGGGCATGGAGGGCTGGCCGCGTGAGAGACTACGCCCTTGAAACGACCTTCGATCTCAAATTCACCACGCGGCGTTTCACGACGGGTGTCCCCTTCGCGCTGGCTGGAACGCCTGTCGTCTCTGCCTATCCAGACAACAGTGTGACCCAACTTACTGCTGGCATAACCCTGACGCCTGATTTTGATGGCGTCGTTGGCCTGAACAATGTGCGCGTCGTTGCCACTGCGGCCAATGGCTACGCCGCAGGCTCGAATTACAGTTTGGTCATCACCACAGGCACGGTGGATAGTGTCTCGGTCGTTGGGGAGGTCGTCGGAGACTTTAGCCTGGAGGCGCAATCGCCACTTCGCCCACTGGTCAATGGCCGCGAGTTGGATGTCACGGCGGGCAACAAAGTGCAAGGAGTTGTGCTCACCGACACGCTTACGACCTACACGGGCAATACCCTACAGACCGGGGACAGCTTTGCCCGATTGGGCGCGCCGGCCGGGGCGAGTGTCAGCGCAGACCTCGCGGCGATTGAGGCCCAAACCGACGACATCGGCGCGGCGGGGGCGGGGCTGACGGCGGTCCCGTGGAATGCGGCGTGGGATGCGGAGGTGCAGAGCGAGGTCGACGATGCGCTGGTCGCCCGTAATCTCCACAGCCTGATTTCGGCGGCGGGTACGGCGGATAGTGGCTCGACCACGACGATGGTGGATGCGGCGCGGACGGAAGGGGACGCGGATTATTGGAAGGGGCAGCGCCTCGTCTTTACCAGTGGCACGCTGGCTGGGCAAGTGGGGATCGTGACCGATTTCAACGCGGGCACGGATACCTTTACGTTTGCGCCCGCGACCACGCAAGCGGTCTCCACCCACACCTATGTACTGCTCCCGAGTGTGTCTGTGTGGGACGATACCCTGGCCGAACATCTCGGCGCAGGTACGACAGGGTTTGCTCTGAACGCGGCGGGCTCTGCTGGCGATCCCTGGGGTACGGCGCTGCCAGGGGCCTATGGGGCGGGTACCGCTGGCGCCAAACTCGGGCGCGTGCCCGACATTGCTGCCGGCGGGGCTGGCGGGCTCTTTATTGCCGGGACGAATGCCGCCACGGTGATCACGACGGCACTTACTGCGAATGTGACCGGCAATCTCTCCGGCAGTGTGGGGTCGGTTACCGGCGCCGTGGGCTCCGTCACTGCCGGGGTGACGCTCGCGGCTTCAGCCGTACAAGCCATCTGGGACGCCCTCACAAGTGCCCTGACAGTGGCAGGAAGTATCGGGAAGCGCCTCGCCGATTTTGTGACGGGCGATGCGTTTGTCCGGGTCGGCGCACCAGCCGGAGCCAGTGTGAGTGCGGATATTGCGGCTGTGCAGGCTGATACGAACGATCTGCAAACCCGCGTGCCTGCGTCACTCATTGGGGGACGCATCGACGCGGATGTTGAGGCGGTCAACGCTAGCACGGACGCGGCGGATCGCCTGCAACGTTCGGCGGAGGGGATTGTGCTCGGTACGGTAGGAGCGGCGAGCACCACGACTAGTATTGTGACCAGTAGCCTCGATCCCGCTGCGGCCGTCACGGACCAGTACAAAGGGCGAATTGTGACCTTTAAACGGGATACCACCACGGTGAATTTGCGCGGGCAAAGTACAGATATTACCGCAAATACGGCAGCTGGTGTCCTGACCGTGACGGCGCTCACCACGGCCCCGGTCTCTGGCGATACCTTTACGATCAATTAGTAGAGGCTCTATGTCGTTTACTGCAGTGGACAATCTCTCCAGTTATAGTGATTATCCCGGCTACCCGGATGCGTATTTTTATTGTCATGGCCTGGCGGTATACGGTGGCGACCTCTATCTGGCTATGGGGGGGCTAGGGATCGATGACATGGGCGATATCCGGCGCTTTACGGCGCCGTCCGGCTCGGTGCTCTCGGCCAGTTTTGGGGGCGCGCCCCTGACGGGTACGGTGACTGCAGTGGATGGCGGAGCGCCGAAGCGGATTTTTACCGATAGTGCCCGGACCGAAGCCGACGCATTTTTTGAGTCCCAGCAGGTGCGCTTTACGTCGGGTCCCAATACCGCAGGGAGCCGCGTGGTGATTGATTATGTGAGTGATACGTTTACGGCCGACCGCAACTGGCCAAGTGATATCGCGGTGGGCCATGCCTATAGCGTGCGCACCGGGGTCGAAGATATCATGGCCCTCTCTGCGTTTGGTGGGCTGCTCTTTGCCGGGTTTAGCCACCTGTTCGTCAATCCAGGCCCTCCGACGATCTGGGCATGGAATGGGACGACATGGCTCCGCGAGGCGATGCTCGAAGGGCCGGGGGTGGGCGGGTTTGCCATTGACTGGAGCGTGCTCAGCTTTTTCGAGCACGCTGGCGAGCTGTATGCCGGGACCTGGATGAATGCCAATGTTCCCATTCGTGTCTGGCACCGCGTCAATAGTACCACCTGGGAAAAAGCCTACGAGCAAGGCGCTGCGACAAAAAACCAAGAGACGCAAGTTTGGGCAGGGACGAGTCTGGGGGGGGCGCTCTACACGGGGGATACGCAGGGGGGGCTCATTACCTTCGATGGCTCAACGTGGAGCCGTAATACGACGCTTTTTGATGTCGATACCGGGAGTGTTGGGAGGGTCGCTATTACGGCGTTTGCGGTCCACGATGGCGCGGTGTGGATGGCAGGCAGCGATTTTACGTCGCCCTTTGGCTTGGCCATCTACAAGCTGATTAGTGGCACGTGGACGCTCCAAACAACCCTGGCCCTGGGGTTTGTGGATGCGGCTCTTTCGCCAGCACAGCTCATCTCGCACCATGGCGAATTGTTTGTTTTTGTGCAAAATTTAGCGTATCGGCGTGATGGTGGGGCCTGGACGCTGGATACCACATTTGCCGAGCCTGCGGAACTGACCCATCGCGCCATCGTCTTCAACGATCGGCTCTATGTGATTGAGGGTACGGGGTGAGCATCACTCTCTATCGTTTTGATGAGGCCACTTCGCACCCGGTCGGGCGGCTCACGCGCCCTACCCTCGATGCGCTGTACGGGCGCCGCACGGGGAGCTTCGGGGGGAAGACGATGAGCGTGGCGGGCGAGCATCCGGTGGGCGTGCTGACGCGCATGGACCTGATGGGCCTATATACGCAGCGGGCGGGGCCGTTTAGCGGGAAAACCCCCGAAGTGGTGGAGCCGATTGAACGCCTCCAGGCCTGGCGCGGGGCCTTTAACGTTTGGCATCGTAGTAGTAGCTAGGCGTATCTATTTAACATTGAAGTAGTATCTCTTCCGTGGTATTCTCTCTCCGACTACTAACCAGAGAGGGGCACAGTGATGGAAGAGACTCTCGTATTGAGCCTGCGCCTGCCCAAGGCCTTAGTGGCCTGGCTTGATGAACAGGCGATTGTCGAATGCCGAAGCCGGAATGCGCAGATCATGTATTTCCTGCGCGAGACGCAACGGCAGAAGGACGAGTATCATGCCCTGGTTTCCCCCGGATACGAGCCAGCAGGTAGCTGAGCAGGATATGACGATACGGCGGCACCATATTGTGCCATCGCCGTCGCAGGAACGGGTGATTCATAGCACGGCGACAATCGTTGTCGCCGTGAGCGTTATGGGTGAAGGCAAAACGTATTCGTGCATTATGTCCATGATTTTCCATGCTTATCGTAACGGGAAGATGCTGCGTGCCTGTATCATTCGCGATACCCATGAAAACCTGAAGCGTACCGTGGTCGTGGCCTTCCAGTCGTTTTTTCAGGAATCCGGGTTGCCCCATAAATGGAGTAACGACTTCAAAAAGTTATGGATTTATAGCGCTCCCCCCGTCGAAGTGGACCTGCTGGGGATTGACGATCTTGCGTCTGTGGCAAATATCCAGGGGGGGGAATGGGGCTTGATCTGGCTAGAAGAGCCCTGCCCGTATATTGATTCGCGGACGGCCTCGGCTGGCCTGAGTGAGGATGTCTATAACGCCGCGCTGGTGCGGTGTGCACGGCAAGTCGATGTCAAGGCTCGTCTCCAGATTTCCTCGAATCATCCTGACGAAGAGCATTGGTTTTATAGGCGCTGCATGCAAGCACCCGATGGGATGGTGGACCCTCGTACCCCGTTGATTACGAAGGAAATGATTGAATTTCCGCGTGGGGAAAATACCCATCTGAAAGACGAAGCCCGCCAAGCCGTGATCGCGGCCTATGCCCATGATCCGATTGCCTACGCCCGGTTTGTAACGGGAGAAGCGGCGATGCGCTATCCAGGGAAAGCGGTGACAGGGCGTATCTTTAATTCAGGGATTCATGTCTCCCCCATTCCGCTGGAGCCCGTGGCGGGGCTGACAGGATTTGTCGGCTGGGATTCCTGGGGCAACCCGGCGGCGGTACTTGGGCAACAATGGCCAGATGGACGGCTGTGGATTCTGGATGAATTAGTGGACGGGGAAGATGTCCGCGACCTGTTACACAATGCGCTCAATCCTCTGGTCCAGAGTCCTCGATGGAAAGAAAAGTGCTATGCCTGGCGACAGATTGGTGATCGCTCGATGAAGCAGCCGGACCAGAGCCGGATGGCGGAATGTGCTGCCGATGCGGTCGAGCAAGAGTTTGATCCGGGGATGAGTGCGACAATCCCCTTTGAGCCAGGACCTCAGACGTGGGAACACTCCCGATTAGGACTCATGCACGCGCTGCAATGGATGGTGCGCGGGCAGCCTGCTATTCTGATTGACCCCCAACGATGCAAACGACTCATTGGGGCACTCAAAGGCCGCTGGCACTATCCTACGAACAAAGCTGGCGTTGTGACGCAGCGCCATCCATTTAAAGACGAATCGTCCCATATTGCCGATGCATTCACCAATGCAGTCTGCATTGTGGCCCCGTGGTCAGCGCAGATGCAGTCCGAGTATACCAAAAGACGGACTCGGCCTCCTCAATCACCTCGTCGTCGCTCGTTGGCGGCTTCGTATGCTACGCATGTGGTAGGGGGATTTTAGGGTGAGTAGTCGGCATGAGCGCAACCAAAGCAATAGTACACTCACGCAGAAAGTTGGGCCGCGCATCTCGGATCGCATGTGGGAAATGCGCCAAGCGATAGGCAAAGATAGCCAGGGGAATATGCAATCCGTCCCTTGCTACGTTGATATGCGCTCTGGGGGTGTCGATGGCGAAAAGATGATACATTATGGAGAAGAGGGGTGGAGTTCCACCCCTAATAATCTCCCCTCTGGTGATGAAGGGCGTGAGCCATGCTGGCAACCGCCTACTGAGGCGTATAAGCGTGGCTACGAGTTGATTCAGTGGGACAAGTAAGATGTTTCCATGTCTGATGCAAATAGACTCGTTGGCACAATCAAGCCGTTGCTCCCTGAAAGTGAATAGTCATGGCTGACACCTACGCACCTATCGGCGTACAAGAAGGAATGGTTCGCCAGGAGATTGCCCGTGTGTTACGCGATCTCGGTACGCTCGGCGTGCCTGATGAGCAGGAGATGGGCGAGCGGACTGAAGCGACCCAGGCCTATGCCGGGGAATCTCCCGCCCATTTCGTGAACTATGTGGAAGAGTGTGTATCGACCACCGCCACCGCCTTGCGTGATGTCCGGGCAATGCAGCGCCAGTGTTACGAAGTCTATCAGGAGAAAGAACCCCCCAACTATGCCGCGAAACAAGACTGGCAAAGCCGGGCCATCCTCCCCAAGCCCTACTCCGCCGTGCAATTTGCCGTGGCCATGGTCCAGGCAGCGTTCTCGCCGCAGTTCCTGACGATTAAGGGCGAACCGCAAGACACGATGAATCAGTTTTGGACCAAGCTCATGGAGCGCCAACTGGATGAGCAGCATGCGCAGTTCGTGACGCGCTTCAGCGATGCCGGCGAGATGGGCTTTGCGGTAGGGCAGTCCATGGAGATGATCCCCATTTGGGACCCTCAGAGGCGGGCGCTGACCTATAGCCTGGTCGAGCCGTGGAAGATTGACCGGGACCCCAACGCGCTGAACCGTGAGCCGCAGAGCGGTCTCTATTGGATACATAGCGAGTGGATGGATTACCATGTCCTGCGCGAGGGTGAGCGGCAAGGGCGCTATACCCACACGGCGGGACTCAATAACGAAACAGGCGCTACGAAGGCCAGTAATAATCTCTTAATGCAGGAGGCTGAGCAGGCGCGCATCCGCAATTATGTGCACAAACGCAATGCCTATCGCTCGGCGATTCTCACACGGGAATTTTGGGGCACGGTCCTCTCGCCGCGTGGCGAAACGCTGTTACCCAGTGCCACGTTTACCATTGCGGGGCGCCGGCTCATTTCAGACCCCGTTCCCTCCCCCTATAGCACGCTGCGCTGGCCAGGGATTGGGTTTTCTCCACTCCCACACCTGCTCCGTTTTGAAGGCCGTTCCTTGCTCCAGTCCATTACCTCGCTCTGGCATTTGATGTGCAACCTCTTGTCCCTGCATGCTGACTACCAGAATTGGATTGTCAATCCTATGCGAGAAGTCAACACGCGAGGCCTCGTCGATAAGGACGACATTGATCCCTATCCAGGGAAGGTCTACCAGACGCTCGACACCGTCTCGGGGAATCAGGTGGTGCGGACGGTCGATCAGCGGTTTATCAGCGGGGACATCCTGGCAAACCAACAGTATTACGACCAAGTCTTTCAGCGCGGAACGATGGTCACGGATGTCGTCCAGGGCTTGCCGGGGTATCGGGCCGAAATTACCGCCCGTGAGTCGGCGCAACATCTCGCCCAGAGCCGGAGCGCCTTTACGAAGATGGGCGCCAACCTTGACGTAGGAGCCGTGCAGGCCATCTTGGCCGGCATGGAAACCCTCCGCCTGGATATTGACCGCCAGTCCCTGCTTGACGTCTTCTCGATGCAAGAATTGGTCGCGATGTTTGGCGACCGTGGGGACAAAATGCCCACCATCTTTGATGATACGGTCCCTACGGGCGTGAAGCTCCCGCCTCTGATTGGCACGGTCCATGTTTCCGGGCTCCAGACTCTCCTGCAAGAGACCGAAGAACTGGGGCTGATTGAGCGCCTTTTAGTGCCGATGACCACGCATCCCGTCTTTGCCCCGTTTGTGAAGCCCTATAATGTGGTCAAGGCGATTGAAGCGCGGGCTAACCTCGAAGATGAAGGGCTCTTGATTGACGAGGCCACGGCCCAGAAGATTATGGAATCCCAGGACCAACATGGCCAGCAACAGGCGCAAATGCAGACGGCACTGATGCAGATGCAACTTCAGGGGCTCCAGAAGAAAGCCGAGCTGGACGAGCGGAAGGTTGTCCTCCTGGAGCAAGAGTTTGCCCTGAAGGCCGAGGAGATGAACCTGGAGACGATGGCGCGAGCGCTTGAGCTTCAGCAGCAACAGGGGGTTTCTGAGGATACGCGTCAACAGATGGCCGCTGACATTGCCCAGAAGACCACGGATATTGCGCAGAAGATGCAGCAACTGGCTCTTGATCGGGAGCGGTTTGCGTTGGAAGAGGTGCAGACCGAAGGGCAACTGCTCAAAATTATGGCGGCCATTGCCACGCAGCAGGACAAGATTCAGATTGCCTATGATCGGCTGGATGTGGACCGCGAGCGGATTGCGGCAGAGACACAGCGGGCGCGT